TCTGATATGCCAATGCCTCTAACAGGTGATTTCTGATTGTAGGCGCACACAGCAGGTATCTCACCTAGGGGATTAGGCTCAATAATGTGCTCCATGACTTCACGCTTCTTGTGATCAACTACCCAAGTATGGATTTCTGATTCATACCATTCTTTGATAGTAGATACAGAATCATTGGCGTCTTCAATGTATTTGATATAGGTCAAGTTATAACGGCCATTAGGCAAGCGATTCCATGTCCAGTCTGTGACGTTCAATGGTGTTATGAGGTTTAGATATGGGCGAACATCCATGGCCAATTCATCACCTTTGGTCTGGGCACCTACATTGGGCTTGACCACTAAGATCCAGGCTGCGCCAAACACTGATGTCCATACTGATACTTCCTTCATGAAAGCATTCAGCGATCTGCCGTCAAGGTCCGCATCTTCTAAGAATGACTCTAGCATGGCTTCGTATTCAATTGACCCAAACTCACGCTTGGGTTCTTCACGGAACAAGAAACTTACATAGGTAGAGATCACTGATTTGCAGTGGTTCTCTAGATGAGTGGCTTTGACACGGGCTTCATATTCGCCCTGTGTTTCATTGACATATCTAGTCAAGTGTTGTCCACGTTGGTATTCTACTCCACCCATGTAGCTTTCTAATTGAATGCGCCATTGGTCTCTGTATCTTAGGTGTAATTGATTGGTGCTGGTCACCAATAGGTATTGTTCTGTTAGGGTCTGTTGCATATTCTGTCCTTAGGCTGTTATTCCATGTGTAAATCGTTTTGGTGCGTATGGGTTAGGTTCGTATTCTCTTCTGACCGGCCAGATAAAATCTACCATATACCCTAGTGCGTCATTCATGTGGTCAAACTCTCCTTTTTCGGGAACAGCATTCGACCCTTCTTTATAAATCTGTCTTTCCAAGCATTGTATGGTATATTTACACTTGGGGCTTATAAACAGTTGTCTTTGTCCGGATGCTGAACACAATCTGGCGTTGACTGCGTTGATTCTGTCTCTGACTGGGGTATGACTTCTTGGGGCTTTGACCACAAAGTTAGGTTGGTTGGCAAGGATTGTGTGATCCGATTGGCCTTGGCTTTTAGTAGAGCGGGCACTGCCCGCTGGGTCTGGATAGCAGAAGATCTTTGACGTTGGGTATCTGCTTCTAATCTCATCTGCGAGTTCATGAGTATTACTGGAATAGAGTTGGATTTCGTCGATGACATATAAAGTTTCGCCTTGTTTAATTGCCACACTAGCACACAATGGGGTTAAGTTAAAGTCCATGCCCACATATATGATATCAGTGTTGAGGTATTCTGGTTCTCGAACATTGAGGTTACGATCAAATGCGTAATAGATTTGTCCAGAGCTTTCAACCCAGGTCGCCATGTATTCCTGCTTGAACATACGCTCAGGCATGTCACGCTTGGCAGCTTCTATTTCAGCTTCTGATACATTGCCACCTTCGATAGTAGTATATGAAAAGCTCTGCCAGTCTGTTAGATTATTAACACCATTGGTATAGATGTCATAAGACCAACTGGATCTGCCACCTTTAGGAGTGCCAATAAACAGTGCATGGCCTTCACAGTCACTGAGTGTGGGTCGAACTGCGGTCCATACTTCTGGCTCAAAGTCAGCGAATTCATCAAACACTATAAAGTTCACAGAATAACCACGCATACGATCATAGGCATCAGCACTCATGATCTGTATTTCTGAACCATTGATCAATGTGATCTTTAGTTCTGATTCATTGGTCTTGGCAATCCAGTTTAGGCCACTGAGTCTTTCTTTAAGTTGTTCCCAGGCCAGTCCTTTACCTTGTGATCTAGTAGGCGCACAATACCACACACGCTGTTTAGGTTCACGTGCAAATCGAGCCAATTCACGTATGGCTAGAAAAGTCTTGCCAAATCGTCGACCGCATATGGCCACTCTAAAGCGAGCAGGTGATTCAGCGATGCTTTTCTGTGGCTGACTTAACGGCATCAGTCAGCCCAAGGTAGGATCTTGTCATCCTCGGTGTTAATAGGCGAATCAGTTTGGCCTAGATACTGTTTACCTAACCATATAAGCAGGGTGGCATTGCCACTGAGTGCTGTGCTAAGTTGCACGGCTCGCAAACGGCGTTTCATACCTGCACGACCTTTTGTAAGATAATCCGCAAAGTTGTATCTCAAGGTGTCTTCCTTGATCATAAACCACTCTGCGATCTCACGATCAGTCATGCCAATTTCAGCCAATTTCCATACTTCATCTGGGGGAACCACACGCTGTGTCTTGCCACGACCTACTACGAGGCCCTGCTTAGTGACTTCACCCCATTTAGGGTCTCGGCGTTCTTTGTATTCCCACTTGGGGTATTTGGTAAGATCCTGTTCAGGCTCTTGAGAGGGCAGATCAGGCTGCTCTGGAATATTTGTGTTTTCATCCATGCTTGTATTTAAGCAGGAAACAAAAAAGCCCCTTATATTTGGGGCTTAGGTGTTATTTCTTTTTATTACAGTGTGGTTTTTTATCTGCATAATAATATTCTTCCGGATATTTTTTTCGATAATAACCAATCATATCTCTACTAACACCAAAATAGTCAGCGGCTGCTTGGCTGGACTCAAACCATAAATCTTTGCATATCATCGCATACTTTCTAATAGATTTCATTGATTCACTAAGCTGTTGCCGTTTAGCTGGATCTTTCCACTGCTTTTTATGACTTTCACTAACTTGCTTTCTAAGTTGAGGATTAGCCCAAGTTTTCTTACTATTATCTGCTTGACGCTTTGCCCTAGTAGGATCTGTTAGAAAAGAATCTTTTGTAGCTTGTGCTGTTTTAGCACGCTCTGTAGGATCTTCATATCTCTTTTTATGGGCGGCTGATAACTTTGCAGAGACCTCTGGAGACTTAAGGCTTTCTGCTCTCTTTTTAGCACAGGCTTTAAGCCATTGTTCGTTATCATAATATTTTTCTCGATTTTTTGGATTAGCTAGAGCACTCCTTCTACCTTCAACTTTATTCCAATTCTTCTTATACAGTTCTTCGTCACTCATATTACCCACAGGAACATTGCCCCATTCAAGTTCCTCCTGCATATTGGAGTTGTCCCACATCTTGTTCTTAGTCATTGCGGATACCTTTCAATTGGTTAAGAAGGATTCTTTGCATTTTGGCATCAGGATTGTAGTATTTGGTATCTGCAATCTTTAGAGCCACGCGGGGAGTAACTTCTCCTAGGAACTCATAATTGTCTTCTAGATAGGTATAGGTGCTGTCAATGATATCTTGAGGATAACCAGTGACCTTTTCGCCTTGTTCATTGATGTATTTGTGATCTACGCAATTCTTGCCCAGCATATCACAAGACTCTACTAGATATTTGGTGTATTGCAGTTTCTGTTCTGTATTGAACACACAGCGAGCATCATTGAATCTACTGTCAATGGCCTGTGCCCATTGTTTAGCACTCTTTTTGATTGTGTCTTTGTTGTCATTAGTGATCCAAATGATATTGCCATTGAAGAGGAATTCAAAATCAATATTGTGTTCTTCCATTAGGCTGTTCTTCTTGGCTGTGCTCCAAGTTACCAATCTATCTCGTCCTGTGTCTGCGGCACCTAGGATCATGGGAATGATCTTGTTCTTTTCAGAATGGTGAACAATGTCTACGTCATCTAACACAATAATACGATGACTGCCTGCATTCAGGGCTAATTTAACATAGAGTGCGGCGGCTGTGATTGTGCCGCCTTTGATGTATTCTACACGATTTTGAGCATTGGCATCTCTTAGTGCTTTTTTTACCCAAAAACTTTTACCAATACCTGCATCACCATACACCAATAGTCCATTGATTGCTGACTCTGGATTATTGGCAAAATTTACAGTTTGGTTATAGACGCCTTCTAAAGTTTCGATTACTTTTTTGGCTATTGGATCTGGACGTTTCATTATGACTCCTTGAAGTTAAGTTTGTTCATGCTGTGCCTTAACACAGCATTGATACAATATTAACTGATCAAGTAATCATTGTCAATGTTTACTGCGCCAAACGAGCCAATACTTTGATTTTGAATGCTCTGCGATCTGTTTGGCCATTGTCCAATGTGATGGCAGCGGTTATCACATAGACTCTATTGGCTGTGCCACCACTTATGACCGCATAGGTCAAATTACCTGCACTTACACCACTTGAGTGTATGATAATTGGGTCAGCGTCATTGGCTCTGCTGTTATGTGAATAGCTCACTGAGCTTATAATGACTCCGGCGGGTAGCCATTCTGACCATGACATTGAGTAAGTTAATTTGGCTTCTATATCTTTTTCAATGAACACTCCATCAGTGTCCTGTTGATATCCTGTTAGTGTAGACATTTTGTTATCCTTTTGTAATAATTAGCGTTCTTGTTTCACTGGCTATGTTATATTGTCTTGTTTCTGGCAATATGGTCAAGATTCTTGATTCTGCTTTGACTGTGAGTGTCAATGCAGGATCTAAGTTAATGATGTCACCAGCAGTTAATTGGAATCCAGTAACTGAGAGGTTGGCAGTGGTTGATCTGAATTGTCTTTGTGCTTGTGCAGTTTGACTTG